GTCGCAACGAGGATAACAAGGCGGCTGATTATGCCGAACTTGCAAAGGGTCAAGGCCTCGAACCCCAACAAAAGTTGAAGGTCGAGCCTATGACTCTTAAAGCGTTAGTCCGTGAGCGTATGGAGGCGGGTAAAGAAATGCCAACGGAACTTTTCAATGTATACATTGGAAATAAAACAACAATAAAAAGGAAACAATAACCATGAGTGAAGTACAAACAAAAAAGAAAAACGAGATCAGCACGAATCTTTTCGAAGCTGATGCAGGTCAAGGTTTGAACATGACGCAAGAAGATCTTGCGTTGCCGTTCTTAAAAGTTCTTGGCCAACTATCACCTGAATGCAATAAGCGTGATGCTAAACATGTTGAGGGGGCAGAACCTGGCATGATTATAAATACCGTTACAAACGAGATTTATGATGGCGTAAAGGG